CCGTCAGCCATGTCACCTCTTTTTGTTTTGTTTTTCTAGCACTGCGACAATGGTACTTAGGTCTCGCGTGTCGAAGGTGTCAGCGTAGAAAGTGGGAGCCCACCCTGTCGCGACTACAAGTTCGGCGAGTTGTCGCCTGTAGCCGCGTCCGTAGGGTTTGGGTCTGTTGAGTCTTCCCCGCTGATTTCAATATCTGGATTTTGTTTCAACCATTCGCGCCAAGTAGCAGGAAGCGTCTCGCCTTTGATGCCGAGCATGATGTGCGCCCAGCACGCCATATCTGATACGCCGATGCCGCGACCGTCGGACGCTCGACGATTCTCTAGGCGTTCCCATTCAGAGATTGCGAAGAGGTTTGTGATAAGTAACTCTTTTTTGTCTCCGCGTGTGAGCGTGAGTTTGATCTTCATTTTGTTTCCTTTCGTCGGGCCAAGGAAGGCCGAAGATTATGGGTTAGTAGTGTCAGCCGAGAAGACGCCACCCATGAGAGTAATGTCAATCGACTGCAGCTCACCGAGCGAAGCCGAGATCACTGGAAGAGTCTCGAGATAGCAGTTGGTAAGTGTGAAGCCCGGGTTAGTTGCCGAGTCCACTGCCGAAGTTGGTTTGACAATGACAGTTGTCTTCGTGCCGACCAGTGGTGCAAGTGTTGCGTAAGTGGCTGCGGCTTCGTAGCTCAAAAATAAGGTCAGGGTGCATTCGTTATCCTCGAGGCCCGCCGTGAAAGTGTTTGAAGTTTGTCCGAAGGTCGTGTCGTTCAGAGCGACGACAGTGCGATTTAAGACTGCGCTTGAGCACCAGCCCGTCAGCGCGGTTCCGCCAAGTGTGACTGTCGGATTTGAGAGAATTGTGGAAGTTGCCATGATGAGTTACTCCTTGGAAGTGTTGGTTTTAGTTTGACACATAATGAAGCCTCATGTGTGGATTAGGCAGTCTGCACGACAGTCGAGACCGACAGCTCATAAGCAGGAAGCACCGAGCCACCGATATCTAGGTTGGTTGGGCGTCCAGATACGACCCCAATGTTTAGAGCGTAGATCTGGGCGAGGATATTGAGAAGGCTTTTTTGGGCGTCAAGGTTGCCCGGGCCTAGCGTGATGATCTGGAGTGTGAAGTTCAGTTTTGCGACATTGTAGTTGTAGCCCTCAATCGAGTCGATATTGACGAAGCAGGAAGGCGGAGTGATATTGCGCGGATCGTTATTTATTTGGAGCCCTACGACCGTTGAAAGCTTTGCAACTAGATCGTCGTAGCCTTCGTTGAATAGATCGGTGTAGTTAGGTACAGGCATCAGGCAACCTGCGGACGATCAATCCCAAGCAACTGGCGGATCATTCCGTTCAGACCCATAACTGGAGTTACGCCCATGTTTTGGAATGACGCAAATTGGTCTACCGATCCGCGTTGGCGATACAGCGCGCCACCGTACATCTGGGTTCCTAAGAAGACATCTTGCGAAGGGACGGTCGTAAGCGAGTCCACATAGCCTGCTTCCATTCGGCGTCTCCAACAGAATTGTGAAGCGGCTGCGGCGCACACTGTTAGGAAGGCGGCGTCGGCGGCGGTTGCTGTGCCTATACCGATCCAGTCCTCGAGATTCGCCGAAGTGACCCAAGTGCAGGTCTGCGTGATAGTTAGCGTGCCAGAAGCGGCAGTGCGCGTGACATTGCTAGCGGTCTTTGCAACGAGCACTTGGTTCGCGATCGGAATGTTTGCATCGTAAAGAAGATCGCCTTCTGTATCAATGCCGACATAGAGGTACTGAGGTAATGCGCGAACTGTGTAAGTTCCGTTAAAGGTTGCATCTACCCCGGCAAGGACGACACTTGCGCCGAGTTCAATTTCTGCATCGGTAAGAAGTTGAACTACGGCGTAGTTGTCTATGAGGTATTTCTGCGTAATGCTGTAAACAGCCATGAGCGGTAGCCCCGCTCTCGACTAAGCCTGTGTGATCTTGCGGATCATTCCAGAGATTGCAGCGAAGGTTGAAACATAGCCGTGGAAGGACATGTTGCGTCCCAACACTGATGGCTGCTCGACGCTCATGAGGCCACGGATGGACTCGTAGAACTCGAAAGCATCGCCTTGGCCTTGACCTACGCGAGTGATGATCATGGTCTTGGCAGCGAAGTTGCTGTCAACTACCAACTGCAAGCCCATTGGGTTGCCGTTCCACGATCCTGCGCTTGATGCGCCAAGTGCGTTTTGGCCTGTGAGGCCTGCACCGATGAATGGGAACAGCGGACGCTTGCTTGAGTCAACGAGCTGACCAAGTTGTGCCCAGACATCAACAGATACAAACATGTGGGTTGGCATCCAGTTGCGGTTAAGTGAGATGTCGGCAGCTGCGTCATATACAGATTTCATCAAATCTTCAGGAGTTCCGTCCCATACACCAGACGAAGATGCTGCTGTGAGCAAGTTGTCTGCTGCCAAGTTGTCGGAAGCAATCATGTACTCGCCCATCAAGTCATTCAATATCAGCTGCATTGCGGCTGGCGAAGTGAAGTCGATGTCCTGTACGGAAAGGGTTACTTGTCCAGCAAGTGTGGTCTTGCTTACCGAGTTGGAAGCGATGACCATTGTTGTTGCTGATGCTGCACCCAATTCTGATTGCGATGCGACGCTGGTGTGCGTGGTGATCGTTGGACGAATGAAAGTTTTTTGCTGTCCATTGTCTGGGTAAGCGCGAGCGCCTACGGCCTCAACGACTGGACGCAAGAAGTTGAGGTCTTGTACCAATGGCCCGAGGACTGGAACTGGCAAGAGACCCGGTGTATCGGTCGTGACGACATCGCCTGCAGCTGCTTCAAATACAGTGCGCTTTGATGCGGTGTACTCTGCTACTGCTTTGTTCATGTTGTGGAAAGTGTCGCCACCAATGTGATAGGCAGCCATGAACTCGCCTGCGTTTGGCAATTTGAACTCGCGTTTTGCTTGTGCTGGAATTGGTGCAGTTGGAATGGTTGCTTCGACTGCTGGGACTGTTGGCTCGGACATGGTTTCGTTCTCCTGTGTAGGTTCTGTTTCTATGTTACTTATTTCTTCGTCTTCGTGGTGGATACTCGCTGCGATGTCTGTGATGATCGCTCCAGCGAATGCAGGAACTGGCACCATAGACAACTCAATCCAGTCGGCTGCTAGGACTGTGATTGATCCGTCTTTGTTCGCTTGAGTTTTAGTTGGGTTTACGCCAACCGATACCGAGTCCAAGACGCCGTCAAGGGCAAGCTGCAAAGCGTCGTCGCCTTGTGCGGTCTTGCTGATCTTGGCGGTAAACATCATGCCTTCTTCGTCGTCGTATCTGGCCGTGACAATGCCAATGGCGCTCTCGCTCGAATGATTGAGGAATAGGCGTGGTGCTTTGCCGTCTACTGGCAGGCTGCCGCGCTCAAAGATCACTTCTGTACCGTCGGAGACCGTCGCTGCAACGCCGTAGGGCACTGCGATTCCTGTGATAGTTCTAGTTGGTGTGCCGTCGCTGGCGGCTGCGTCAATGCTGACGCTTTGAGCTGTAAGTCTGATCATTAGTTTGCAATCTCCTCTTGAGTATTTTCTTGTACTGGACTTTCCATTTTGTCTGCTAAATAGTTTTCTTCTAAATACGATTCGTAGTCAAAGGCAACAAAGGTTCCGTTAGGCAAAACATTATTCATTGACAATGTTTCGGCGATTGCATCTGCGTACAACTTGACGCCAAAAAATAGCAAGTCCATGCGAGCTTGTTGCGATGACTGATATGAATACGATCCTGTAGATACGCCGATCAGGTATGGCGGAACATTGCCAATACGACCGCCAGTTTCTAACGCGCTGTAGTTAGCGGACTCAATGAGAAGCATCTTGTCTGGCGACATTGTTGTCGGTTCGTATTTCAAGAATTCGTTGAGAGCCGCAGTCTGATTAGTTGCTCGAGCAGTGTTAAACGCTGCAGCTAGATCAGCCAATTCTTGCGCGCTCAAAGGCTCACCGCCAGTCTGCATAAGAACGCCCGCTGGAATCGATGAGCTGGCGTTTCTCGCGCGCGCGTCTTGAATCTTGATCGCTGTTTCAATAGCGGCTTGTGATGAATAGACCATGCCTTGTGTTGGCGACAAAAATTGCACAAGGTTCGCAGGGTCTATTTGTCCGCCTTGAAAATAAACTTCTTTA